AATACTGGAAAAGTATGTGAGAACTATCACAGAAATAACGAACAACTAAATGGAAGGAGGCATCAACTTTGAGGAAAGCAAAGCAATCCGAGTCTTCTAGGATGATGCGTCCAGCATTAACGCCAGAAGCGAGAGAAAATCAGCTTGTTTCATTGGCGGTTGACTTGGCTGAAAAGCAGTTACGAGAGGGAACAGCTTCGTCACAGGTGATTACTCACTATTTGAAGCTCGGTTCGACGAAAGAAAGAATCGAAAAAGAGATTTTGGAAAAACAGAAGGAACTGATAGAGGCGAAGACACAGAATCTGAAATCTATTGAAAATTCTGAGAAGCTGTATGCGGATGCATTAAAAGCATTTCGTGGTTATAGCGGTCATGGAGATGAGGTGGATGATGCTTAGATGCTATTCAGAACTCTTGCGGATTCCAACCTTTAAGGAACGATACGAGTATCTTCGTTTGGATGGAGTAGTAGGCGAAGAGACTTTCGGATTTGATAGATACCTTAATCAGATATTTTACAATTCTCAAGAATGGAAGGCCATTCGGAGAAAAATTATTATTCGTGATAATGGATGTGATCTTGGATTGGATGGTTACGAGATTCGTGGAAAGATTCTTATTCATCATATGAATCCAATAAGGCAGCAGGACATACTGTTGCGGACTGATTTGGTTCTGAATCCAGAGTATCTAATTGCAACAACTTTATCGACCCACAATGCTATACATTATGGAGATGAGAAACTACTTTTAACAGTTCCAAATGAACGACGAAAAAATGATACATGCCCATGGAGGCATTAGGAGGAAAATTATGGAAGGAAACAAGAAGCCACTTATGGGTGTTGTGGTAAATTGTATGAATTTAAACATTCGCAAAGACCCGACGCAGGCATCCAGATCATTAGGAATCATCGGCTCGGATACAGTTGTGAAGGTATGCGACGATGAGTCTGTTTCTGGTTTTTATAAAGTAAAGACTGGGGACGGTATCAGCGGGTATTGTATGAGTGAGTTTATAAAACTCTGTTAGATGGAGGTGCGATCATGAATATTACAGATAGTGTACTGACATCAATCAAGAAATTACTCGGTATCGCAGAGGAGTATGAACATTTCGATGCAGATTTGATCATGCACATCAATTCTGTGTTCTCAATTCTTACACAGCTTGGTGTCGGTCCATCCAAAGGTTTCATGATCGAAGATAAGAATGCAACGTGGAAAGATTTCATTTCTGATGAATCCAAATACATGCTTGTCAAATCTTATATGCATTTGAAGGTCAAACTTCTTTTCGATCCGCCGCTTAGTTCGGCAGTGCTGGAGTGTTATAAAACACAAATCAGCGAGTACGAATGGCGTTTAAATGTTGCTGCGGAAAACGATGATACCGATCTGGATGAGCCTGAGCATTATTCCGGATCATACGAAGTTACACCAAAGGCGCATCAGACTCAGACTTTGGATACGTCTGGAAAAGTGCTTAGTGAAGACCTCGTGATTCATGAAGTTCCGTATTACCAAACATCGAATGACAGTGGAGGTGTTACCAGTTACATCGCAAAGGAGGGGGATTCAAAATGAATAACACCTATTTAGCACATCATGGAATTCTTGGAATGAAATGGGGAGTTCGAAGATCAGAAGCACAGCTTGCAAGAGCCAGAGGACATTCTTCCAAATCTTCAGATGATAAGAATGAGGTATCAGCACGTAAAGCGGCTGTTAAGAATCGGCGAACAATGTCTGATGCCGATCTGAAGAAAAAGATTGAGAGACTTAAATTAGAACGCGAGTTTAAGAATCTTACAGAAGACGACATCGCACCTGGTAGAAAGTATGTGTCAGAAATTCTTTCTGCATCCGGAAAGAAAGCGTTGACTGTGGCTGCGGCTGGAGCAATGACCTATGCTGTCAAGACTGCAATGACAAAAGAATTCAATCTTAAAGAGGCCGCACAGTACATCGCTGCAAACCCGAATAAGAAGAAGTAGGAGAAGAAAATAATGGCGTTATCGAACACTGCCGTCCCGAAATACTACGGCATGTTTCGTGATGCCGTAATTCGTGGCGAAATTCCGGTATGCCGAGAAATCGAGATGGAGATGAACCGAATCGATGATCTCATTGCAAATCCGGGAATTTATTACGATGATCAAGCAGTAGAGGGCTTTATCAGCTATTGCGAGAATGAGCTTACTTTAACTGACGGTTCAGATTTGAAACTACTTGATACATTCAAAGTTTGGGCTGAACAGATTTTCGGTTGGTACTATTTTGTTGAGCGAAGTGTATACGAACCTTATGAGGATGGCCATGGCGGACATTATGTCACCAAGTCTATCCGAAAAAGATTAGTTAATAAGCAATATCTCATAGTGGCCAGAGGTGCTGCAAAGTCAATGTATGGTTCATGCTTGCAGAATTTCTTCTTAAATGTTGATGTCACAACGACACATCAGATAACCACAGCCCCGACGATGAAGCAGGCAGAAGAGGTGTTGTCCCCGATTCGAACCGCTATTACCAGATCAAGAGGACCTTTCTATAAGTTCCTTACAGAAGGATCGTTGCAGAACACGACTGGATCAAAGGCGAATAGAATGAAATTGGCATCCACTAAGAAAGGAATTGAAAACTTCCTTACTGGATCGCTTCTTGAAATTCGTCCAATGAGAATCGACAAACTTCAGGGACTTCAGCTTAAAGTTGCGACGGTTGATGAGTGGCTTTCTGGTGATATTCGAGAAGATGTAATCGGAGCAATCGAACAGGGTGCATCGAAGGTCAACGACTACCTTATCGTTGCGATCAGTTCAGAGGGTACTGTCCGTAACGGTGCTGGTGATACAATCAAAATGGAATTGATGGACATTCTAAAAGGGGATTATATCAATCCGCACGTATCGATCTGGTGGTATAAGCTGGATTCTATTGATGAGGTTGCCGATCCGGATAAATGGTTGAAAGCAAATCCGAACCTTGGAAAGACTGTTTCTTATGAAACCTATCAGCTGGACGTTGAGAGAGCAGAAAAGGCTCCGGCAGCTCGAAACGATATTTTGGCTAAGCGCTTCGGACTTCCTATGGAGGGATACACATATTACTTTACATATGAAGAAACTCTTCCACATCGCCATAGAGATTATTGGCAGATGCCATGTTCTTTGGGAGCCGATCTATCACAAGGCGACGATTTCTGTGCATTCACATTTTTATTTCCATTGTCAAATGGATCGTTCGGTGTCAAAACCAGAAACTACATTTCATCATCGACTCTTATGAAACTCCCAGCAGCAATGAGGATTAAATACGATCAGTTTATGAAAGAGGGGAGTCTTATTGTGTTGGAAGGAACGGTTCTTGACATGATGGAAGTATATGAGGATTTGGATAATCACATTATTGAATGCGGTTATGATGTACGATGCTTTGGTTATGACCCATACAACGCAAAGGAATTTGTTGAACGTTGGGCGAGCGAAAATGGACCATTCGGAATAGAAAAAGTTATCCAGGGAGCAAAGACAGAATCTGTTCCACTTGGCGAATTGAAGAAACTTTCAGAAGAGCGAATGCTCCTGTTTGATGAGGATTTGATGACATTCGCTATGGGAAACTGTATTACGTTGGAAGATACCAATGGAAACCGTAAATTGCTGAAAAAGCGGTATGAGCAAAAAATCGATGCCGTTGCAGCAATGATGGATGCATACATCGCATTCAAGGCGAATCGGGAAGCATTCGAGTAGGGGGTGTATAAAGATTCCAGTCGCAAAGTTAATTGACAGCTCTTCTATATTACGACCCTACACCATCGGAAAAGTAGCTCGTATCGAATCAAGTGGTAATTTGATGCATTATGGAATAAAAGGTATGAAATGGGGAGTTCGAAGAACGAAAGAACAATTAGCTCATGATAGAAGCTCTATCCAGGCAAGAATGAATAGCCAGTTGCGAACACCTGTAAAAGCTTCAAATGGAATACTGGTTACACGTTTTTCAGATCATGCCCTTGACAGAACACAAACCGAATCAAGGCCGGTAACTGTTGAAGGAATTTTGGATGCATTGAAAAATCCGTTGAATCATGGTAGCATTAAAACAAAAACTGATAATCTTGGGCGACCAAGTCAGCAGTTTATAGGGAAATCTGCGACAGTAGCAGTGAATCCCGAAAATGGAACTATAACAACTACTTGGTGTACAGGAAGTAGGACAAAACGTAAATATTTAAAGAAAGGGTGAGCATATGTTCAGTGATGAAGAAATGGCCCTTATGCGGTCACTTGGATTGGACTGTGATTTTAATAGTTTATCCGAAGACGATGATCGTTGGGCAGACATAGAAGAAAAGGTTGGGGATTTCCTGACATTGAAATGTTTGGACGAGCATTACAATCCTGATAATAACGGAATCATATGTGAATCCATACTAAACAAAATACCGGTGTAAAAGTACTGGGGACCTCTTAAGAAAAGGGGTCTTTTTTTGTGCCCATTTTTAGGAGGTGAGAATTCAAAATGGATTTATCATTAAGTTTCAGGTTTAAAAATGCCTGGAATGCCTTTCGCAATAGAGCCCCTACCATGATGTTCCAGAATATCGGTTCGGGTTATTCATATCGTCCTGATCGTTTTCGACTTACCAGAGGGAACGAAAGATCGATAGTTACATCCGTATATAATAGAATTGCTTTAGACGTAGCCGCAATCAACATTCAGCATGTTCAGTTGGATGATGAAGGGCGGTTTTTAAATGTTATAAAAAGCGGTTTAAACGAATGTTTGTCGTTGGAAGCCAATCTTGATCAGACTGGTAGGGCATTTATCCAAGATGTTGTTATGTCCATGATGGATGAAGGCTGTGTGGCAATCGTTCCAGTGGATACCGATGATGATCCAGACGATACAAAGGGGTATCAAATTCTCTCAATGCGAGTTGGTCGTATTCGAGATTGGTACCCTCGTCATGTACGTGTTGAAGTGTATAACGAAAATACTGGACGAAAGCAGGAAATCATTGTTCCGAAGGATACAGTTGCTATCGTAGAAAATCCATTGTATGCGGTTATCAATGAGCCAAACTCAACGATGCAAAGACTTATTCGAAAATTGAATTTGTTGGATGCGGTTGATGAACAGAGTAGCTCTGGAAAGTTGGATTTGATTATTCAGCTTCCATACGTAATTAAATCAGAGGCAAGACGTCAGCAGGCAGAGCAGCGGCGTAAAGATATTGAGCGACAGTTGTCCGGTTCTAAGTATGGTATTGCCTATACCGATGGAACCGAGAAAATTACGCAGTTGAATCGTTCTTTGGAAAATAATCTAATGAAGCAGATTGAATACTTAACGAGTATGCTTTACAGCCAGTTAGGAATCACTCAGAGCATCTTGGATGGTACCGCAGACGAGAAGACTATGCTGAATTATTACAACCGGACAATCGAACCCATTATTTCTGCAATCGTAGATGAAATGAAACGAAAATTCCTGACGAAGACTGCTAGATCTCAGAACAAGTCAATTATGTTCTTCAGAGATCCATTCAAGCTTGTGCCGGTGGCCGATCTTGCTGAAATTTCTGATAAATTTACCAGAAATGAAATTGCTACATCAAATGAAATTAGACAGGTAATCGGTTGGAAGCCATCTGCTGATCCTAAAGCTGATGAATTGAGAAATAGCAATTTAAGCGAGCCTAATGTCAGTGGTAGTTCTGCGACAGATATGACAAACGGAAATGAAACGGAATCTAGCGATACAAGTGATTATGACGCACTGGTTAATGAAGTTCTTGACAGCATTTCTGCACAGATCGATGACATCATCAGCAATTATACGGCTGGGGATGGCGAGGAGGGAGATGATTCTTAATGGATGAACCTAAAGTAGCGGTTCTTAGACATTATGCATCGCCCTACTACGATCCTCAGAAAGCGCATGAATACTATATGCGTACCAGGGAGTTGAAGGGGCGTTCTACCACTTCGCTGAACGACGATGGAAAGAAGATTTGGTCTTATACAAAAAATAACATCAAATCTGAAAAGGCCGCAAAAGTCAAAGAGGAACAGGAAAAGCGAGATCAGAAGATTACAGAACTTCGTGAAAAAGCAGAAGCTACGAAGGAACAGATATCTTCTCGCTTGAAAGAACTGAACGAGGCTTTAACCCAAAATGCTTCCGATAGGAAGAAAAACATCGATATTGATAAAGATTCTGATTTGGAAGAAATTGAAAAGGAATCATCTAGCGAAAAAGAACGAATCGATAATAAAAAGAACGCAGAAATTGAGCGTTTGATGGCTATAGAAATTCCGTCCGGATTATCAAAAGCAGAGCGGGCTAAGCGCGTAGCAGAAAGAACCGAAAAGATCGCAAAGCTTAGAAACGATGCAACGTCGGATAAAGCCAAAATCAGCAGTAATGCAAAATCTGATAAAGCGGATATTCGAACCGATGCAACAAATAAGAAGGCAAAAGTATCATCCGACACAAAAGAAGAAAAAGCAGAGAATCAAGCTAATGCTAAGAGTGAGCGAGCAAAAGTTAGCTCTGAGCTGAAAGCAGCGGTTAAATCGGTCAGAGAGGCTTATAAAGCAGCGAAAGCCGATCTCGATTCTCGATACGAACAAACGTATCAGGATGAATTCGATAAAATTCAATCAGAGTATAAAAAAGTCAAGAAATCTAAGAAAAAGTCTTCCAGTTCATCAAAGAAGACATCTCATCCGCTATCGTATTATATCAGAAAGAAGTAGGAGGTAAAAATCAAAATGAAGTATGACTTTGGTGGCTGGGCCACTAGAAACGATCTTCCGTGTGCTGATGGACGAGTCATTAAAAAAGACGCATTCAAAGCACAGAACGGGCAGACAGTCCCGTTAGTATGGATGCATAATCATGCCGATCCGGCGAACGTGCTTGGATTAGCCCATCTCGAAAATAGAGATGAAGGTGTTTATGCATTCTGCGAATTTAATGATACAGAATCGGGAAAGACTGCACGGGAACTTGTAAAACATGGTGATGTACAGTCTCTTTCTATCTTTGCCAATCAGCTTAAACAGGCTGGTCACGATGTTGTTCATGGCATTATTAGAGAGGTGAGTCTGGTGTTAGCCGGTGCCAATCCTGGCGCATTTATCGATGATGTGGTGATGCATGGCGACGGAGAAACCGGTATTATCCTTGGTTATAATGAAATGATCATGGGTCAGTTGGAGCATTCCGCAGATGAGCCGGATAAAAAGAAGAAAGAGGAAAAAGACGAGCCCAATGATGAATCAGGTAATGGCGAGAAAAAAGACGATAAGGTTGAGACTATCGAAGACATTTTTAAATCCATGAACGAGAAACAGCAGACCGCCGTTTTTGCCATGATGGCCGAATTCGTAGACAAAGAAAACCCTAAAAAAGAAGATGATGAATCTAAAGGAGGAGATGACAATATGAAACACAACGTTTTTGACACTGACAAGCGCGACGATAAGAGCTTTCTGTCTCATGCAGCACAGAAAGAAATTCTGGACTTAGCTAAGTCCAGCGGAGTTGGATCTTTAAAAGCTGCTATGGAAATCTACATGGATGAACATAGTTTACAGCATGACGGGATTAGCGGCTTTGTACAGTCCGGCACGGGCGACGTTACGACGCTGTTTCCGGAATATGTTGAAGCACATCCGGGGCGTACACCTGAACTCATTACAAATGATATGGGATGGGTTGACGCTATTATGGCGAAGACACAGAAAATTCCGAATGGTCGCGTTCGTACTTCCCATGTAGATATTCGGAACATTGATTCCCTGTCTGCAAAGGGATATAAAAAGGGTAACGAGAAGAAGATTACCGGAAACTATGAGTTGGTAAGACGTACCACCGATCCGCAGACCGTGTATGTTACTTCCGAGCTTCATCGTGATGATGTGGTAGATATCGAGGACTTTGATTATGTACAGTTCCAGTATGGAATCGATCAGATTTCTCTGAAGGAAACCTTGGCCGTTGCGACTATGATCGGCGATAGCCGGGAGAACAGTGATCCGGAGAAGATTTTCCCTGAGCACATTCGTCCTGTCTGGACTGACGATGAACTGTACACCATTCATAAGGATATCGATTTTGATGCAATGGCTAAAGAACTTCAGGGCAACAACACTGGAGATTATTTCGGAGAGAGTTTCATTTATGCAGAGGCCATGATCACAGCGCTGCGTAAGGCTCGTAAGAATTTCCGTGGTACTGGTAAACCTGATCTGTTTATCACAACAGATATGCATAACACCATGATTCTTGCAAGAGATCGTAACGGTCGTCGTATCTATGAGACTGACACCGAGCTTGCGGCAGCACTTGGTGTTGATAAGATCTATGAAGTTACTCAGTTTGAGGACAAGATTCGTACCGACTCTACTGGTAAAAAGCATAAGCTTCACGCCATTTGTGTAAATATGGCCGATTATGGATATGGCGCATCCAAAGGCGGTGATGTAACTCATTTCACTGATTTCGATATTAAGTTTAACCAGCTTCAGTCCTTACTGGAGACTCGTAAGTCTGGTCAGCTTACCAGAATTAAATCTGCTATCGTTATCGAGGAGATCGTTACGGCTTCCGAGGATCATACCGTCTAAGTCTTAGAGGAGAAAATTCAAAATGAGTAAATTCTACGGGGCAATCGGCTATGCTGTAACAGAGGAGAGTCGACCTGGTGTCTGGGGGGAGACGATTACAGTTCGTGACTACTACGGAGATGTTATTCGGAATACTCGACAGTATCAGAGTTCAGATAACCTTAACGACAATCTCAACGTGTCGAATGAATTTAGCATCGTAGCTGATCCGTTTGCTTATGCGAATTTTCATTCGATGAGATTTATCGAGTATATGGGGGCTAAATGGAAAATTTCAAATGTTGAAGTTCAGTATCCCCGTTTAATATTGACCGTTGGAGGTGTTTACAATGAGCAGACGAATGAAACTGCATAATATTCTATGCGCCATTCTCTCGTGTCCGGACAAAGGATTAGAGTGTCGTGCTTATTTTCAACCACCGTCATCGGTAAAAATGAAATACCCAGCCATCGTTTACGCTCTCGACGATATCGAGAATACGTTTGCGAATAACGGGGTTTATTTGTCTGCGAGAAAGTATTCGGTAACAGTCATTGACAGTGATCCGGATAGTTCTCTCGTTGGCAAGGTGGCATCTATGCCGACAAGCCGATTCAATCGGCATTACACGAAAGACAACTTAAATCACGATGTCTTTGAAATATTCTTTTAAGGAGGAACAACCAAATGAGTACAACAAAAAAGAAAATCAGATGGGACCAGATTGGCGAGCGAAAGTTTGAGACTGGTGTTAGCAACGGTGTCCTTTATCCTGGCGACGGCTCTGGTGGTTACAAGAGCGGAGTAGCTTGGAATGGGCTGACCAATGTTCAGGAAAGTCCTTCCGGAGCAGAACCAAATCCTATCTATGCTGATAACATTAAGTATCTCAACTTAATGTCTGCTGAGGAATATGCTGCAACGATTGAAGCTTATATGGCGCCGGATGAATTTGCAGAGTGCGATGGTTCAAAGGAAATTGCGCCTGGCGTATATGCGGGTCAGCAGAATCGAAAAGAATTTGGCTTCGCATATAAGTCTCTTATCGGTAATGACACTGAGGGCACAGATTACGGATATAATTTATATCTTGTATACAGATGTCTTGCGTCCCCGTCCGATAAGGATCATTCATCTGTTAATGAAAGTGTAGATCCTGGAACATTATCATGGGAGGTATCTACTACTCCTGTCGAGATCAATACCCTGATCGATGGTAAGAAATTAAAGCCAACTGCTACTTTGAAGTTCGATTCTACCAAGATCGATGCGAAGAAACTGGCGGCTCTGGAGGAGATTCTGTACGGTAAAGATCCGTCCACTCCTGATGGAGATGATGGTGTAGAACCGAGACTTCCGCTTCCAGACGAAGTTATCAAGATTATGACCGCAGAGGGCTAATCAGAAATAATACACAAACCACAGATGGAGTCGTATTCAGGAAAGCTGGCGGCTCCTTTTTATTTGAAAGGAGACCAAAATTATGTATGCAGTAACAAAGACTTATAAAGATTTCAACGGTGTTGAGCGCACCGAAACAAAGCTCTTCAACCTTACTGAAACAGAGGTTATGGAGATGGAATTAGGCACAGCTGGTGGAGTTGCTGAGATGCTTCAGCGCATCGTAGATGCAAAAGATCAGCCGACCATTATCAAGTTCTTTAAGGAATTTATCTTAAAGGCATACGGAGAGAAGAGTGCTGACGGCACATATTTCGAGAAGTCTGAAGAGATTTCCAGAAAGTTTGCCTGCACTCAGTTCTACAATCTTCTGTTTATGGAACTGGCTACAGATGACAGCAAAGCCGCTGAATTCGTAAACCATGTAATTCCGAAAGTTGTAGATATCAAGAAGCATTCGGAAAATCCGGAGATTGCTCCTGTGGTTGCCACCATGAACTAAAGAGGTGAGATCGAATGCTTGAACTTACGATACCAAGAACTGATCTATGGGATGAGCTGAATCAGCGATTTATCCCTGTAAAGGAACAGAAGTTGCGTTTGGAGCATTCGCTCGTTTCACTTTCAAAATGGGAAAGTAGATGGTGCAAAGTCTTCTTATCTAAAGAGCAGAAGACCATTGAAGAAACCATTGATTATATACGCTGTATGACACTCACACAGAATGTTGACCCGCTGGTCTATCAATGCATTACCAATTCTCACATTGATGCGGTAAATGCCTATATTGAAGAGCCTATGACGGCTTCGACTGTTAAGGAAGAAAAGGGTGGCCCAATAAACAGGCAGCAGATAACCAGTGAACTTATCTATTACTGGATGATCGCATATCATATTCCATTTGAGTGTCAGAAATGGCATTTGAATCGTTTGTTAATGCTTATTCGGATTTGCAATGCTGAAAATAAGCCACCGAAGAAGAGAAGCAAACGAGATTTATACAGACATCATGCGGAAGTAAATGCCGCAAACAGAAAGAAATTTAATTCGAAAGGATAGTGATAAAAATGGCGAAATCAAGACAGGCCGTTGTTAATCTTGTCAAATCTTGGGATGGAAAGAAAGAATCGAACGGCTCACATAAAAGCATTATCGATTTATATAACGACTTCTTTGAGAAGATCTGCGCTGGCAAATTTCCTCGTGGCATTCGTATGCGCTATGACTGGGCTTGGTGCGCTTGTACCTGGTCTGCATTAGCGGCAGCTCTCCGATATGAGAGCATTATGCCTATGGAAATTTCCTGCTATTACCTCATTGAAGCAGCAAAGAAAATGGGATGTTGGCAGGAGAACGATGCTTATGTTCCGAGTCCTGGAGATGCGATTTTGTATGACTGGCAGGATAACGGAATCGGTGACAACACTGGCAATCCAGATCATGTCGGTGCCGTAATCGAGGTACATAAGGAATCCGGTTACATGGTTATTGAAGAGGGCAACTACAGTAATGCGGTCAAGAAGAGAACCCTGTCTATTAACGGAAAATTTATCCGTGGCTTCATCACACCAAAGTACGACGACAATACAGTTGCCGCTCCTGGATTAAGAAAGGGCAAAGATATCAAAACTGTTGCCCATGAGGTGATTGTTGGACTGTGGGGAAGCGGTGAGAACCGTAAGAAAATGCTTACTGAGTATGGATACAGCTACTCAGAAGTTCAGAGCATGGTAAATCAGATTCTGAATGGATCGGCGGTAACCCCGTCAAATACCAAGCAGGATCAGAACCAGTCCATTTCAAAGAAAGTGGTAGCTACCTGTTCTGCTAAACAGTTTAACAAAGCCTATGCCGGCGAATACAAAACAACGGCGGTTCTTTATTGCCGTAATGATGCCGGAACAAATAAGAAGGCTCTTTGTAAAATTCCGGCTGGCACTAAGGTTAAGTGCTATGGCTACTACACAATGGCAAATGGAGTTAAGTGGCTGTACATCCAGTTTGTACTCGATGGTGTTCAGTACACAGGGTTCTCATCCAGTGCGTACTTAGCAAAGTAGGAGATTCATATGATCACGTTCAGACAAAAGGGTGATTTTTCTAAGCTGACTAGATTCTTAGAGAGAGCAAAAGAATCGGTTCGTCTCGGTGACCTCGATAAGTATGGTCGAGAGGGCGTAGCCGCCCTTGCGTCTGCAACGCCAGTTGATACAGGACTGACGGCGAATTCGTGGCATTACAAGATCGAACAGAAACAAGGTTCCGTATCGATCAGCTTTTACAACACAAATATTCAAAATGGAGTCCATATTGCAGTTATTTTGCAGTACGGACATGCAACAAGAAACGGCGGCTGGGTACAGGGGCGAGACTACATCAATCCTGCTATCCAGCCTATTTTTGACAAAATTGCAGATGCGGCATGGAAGGAGGTTACTAAGTTATGAGTACAACCGTTGACGAACGTGTCGTCGAAATGCGGTTTGATAACAAACAGTTTGAGCAAAATATTCAGACCAGTTTATCAAGCCTCGATAAGTTGAAGAAGAGTCTTAACCTCGAAGGGGCAGCAAAAGGCTTAGAAACCGTAAACGATGCCGCAAATAAATGCAGTGGAAATATGTCACCGCTGAGTAATGCAGTTGAGACTGTACGAGTGCGATTTTCCGCATTGGAAGTAATGGCAATTACCGCTTTACAGAACATTACCAATTCTGCGCTTGCTGCTGGAAAAAATCTTGTCTCTGCTTTTACCATCGATCCGATTAAAACCGGTTTTGAGGAGTATGAGACCCAGATAAATGCCGTTCAGACAATCCTTGCGAATACATCTTCAAAAGGAACAACTCTTGACCAGGTAAATAATGCGTTAGATGAATTAAATCATTACGCAGATATGACCATTTACAATTTTACGGAGATGACCCGTAACATTGGTACGTTCACCGCGGCTGGCGTGGATCTGGACACATCTGTAGCAGCTATCAAGGGTATTGCGAACCTTGCAGCCGTATCAGGTTCCAACTCTCAGCAGGCAAGTACCGCTATGTATCAGCTTTCACAGGCATTAGCGGCAGGAACAGTAAAATTGCAGGACTGGAACTCAGTGGTAAACGCTGGTATGGGCGGTCAGGTATTCCAGGATGCGCTGAAAGAAACGGCTAAAGTTCATGGAATTGCCATTGACGAAATGATCAAAGATGAGGGCTCATTCAGAGAGACCCTTAGTAAAGGATGGCTTACCTCTGACATCTTGACTGAAACCTTGGCAAAATTTACAGGTGATCTCAACGAAGATCAGCTTCGGACCATGGGATATACCGATGATCAGATCAAATCCATTATGGAGATGGGTAAAACAGCGAACGATGCAGCAACAAAAGTAAAGACTTTTACTCAGCTGTTCGACACGTTGAAAGAGGCTGCCCAGTCAGGATGGACACAAAGCTGGGAAATTATCGTCGGCGACTTTGAAGAGGCAAAAGAATTACTTACTGAGGTGAGCGATACGTTCAGTGCCGTAATCAATGCTTCTGCCGATGCGAGAAATAAAATGCTTCAGGATTGGAAAGACCTTGGCGGTCGTACCATGATGATCGAAGCAGTAAAGAATGTTTTCGAGGGACTGGTTAGCGTTGCCAAGCCGGTTCGGGAGGCATTCAACGAAATCTTCCCGCCAATGACTGGAAAACAGTTAGCCGAAATCACAGAGCGTATCCGTGATCTGACAGCAAAATTCAAAATGGGGGAAGAAAGTTCAAAGAATCTGAAGAATACGTTTAAAGGCGTATTTGCAGTGCTTGATATCGTCGGACAAGCTTTCAAAGCTGTTGCCGGTGGTGTCGGCGAATTGATTGGTCTTTTCTTACCGGCTGGAAACGGAGTGTTATCACTTACTGGAAGTTTCGGTGAGTATCTTGTTAAGCTTGATGAAACGGTAAAGAAGACAGATGTCTTTGGCAAAGCAGTTTCGACGGTTGTTGATATCGTAAAGATAGCTATTACGTTTGTTAAAACTGCCGGAGAAAAAGTAAAAGAATTTGGAAAAACTGCCGGGGAGAAGTTTGATTTTCCTGGATTTGAATTATTCCACTCATTCCTTGAACGAGTACATGATCGCATGGCTCAGATTGGTGATGGTGCTGGAAAAATGAAGAGCGGAGTCATCGTTGCTTTCGAGATGATGGGAGAAGCACTTGAAAAATGTAAATTTCTCAAAGTTATGGAAGCATTGTGGACCGCCGTGAAAGTAATTGCTGGCGGTATTGCCGATGCAGTCGGAACTATGATGGGAACACTCGCTGAGAAACTCGGAAATGCAGATTTTAGCGGAGTTCTTGATGTTCTTAACAGCATCGCTGTTGGTGGAATTGCTTTATCAATTTCTAAATTCTTAAAAAGTGTAACTGGAATTCTTGATGGTGTCAGAGGATGCTTTGAGGCATATCAGACAAATCTTAAAGCCGGAACGTTACTTAAAATCGGAGCAGCAATCGCTTTGCTTGCTGGTTCTATCGTAGCTATTTCTTTGATCGATAGCGATAAACTGTCAGTTTCTCTTGGGGCTATCACAGTTCTCTTTGCTAATCTACTTGGAGCGATGGCGATTTTTAACAAAATCAGCAGTGATACGGGAAAAGTATCCAAAGCATGTACCGCGATGATCGCTATATCAGTTGCAGTATCTATTCTGGCAGGAGCTTTGAAGAAAGTTTCAGACCTTGATTGGGGTGAACTTGCGAGAGGTCTGGTTGGAATTGCCGGTCTTACGACTATTGTTGTTGCTTCATCTAAAGCCATGGCAAGCGGTCAGAAACAAGTTATGAAAGGCGCTACCAGCTTAATTATATTTGGAGCAGCTATCAAAATCCTGGCTTCGGCATGTAGGGATTTATCGAAATTACAGTGGGATGAACTTGGACGTGGATTAACAGGAGTCGGAGTCTTATTTGCTGAGATTGCTGTATTCCTTAGAGTTGCAAAATTTAACGGAAAAATGCTTAGCACTGCGACTGGAATTGTTATTCTGGCGGCGGCAATGAAAGTTCTGGCATCCGCTTGCAAAGACTTTGGTCAGATGGAGTGGAGCGAGATTGGAAAAGGATTAGCTGGAATCGGTGGATTACTTGCCGAACTTGCTGTCTTTACGAATTTGGCTGGAAATGCAAAACACGTAATGTCTACTGGCGTAGCCTTAATTGCTATTGGCGCTGCAATGAAAATCTTTGCTTCCGCTGTAAAAGATTTTGGTCAATTACAGTGGGATGAAATCGGCAGAGGTTTAACTGCTATGGGCGGCGCACTTGCAGAGGTAGCTATTGCTGTTAATCTGATGCCGAAGAACATGATCGGTATTGGAACTGGACTCGTTATCGTCGGCGGCGCACTTGAAATCATTGCAAACTGTATGAGTAAATTCGGAGGTATGCAGTGGGAAGAGATCGGTAGAGGTCTTACCGTCATGGGTGGGGCTTTAGCTGAGTTGGCTATCAGTCTCAATTTCATGAAAGGCACGCTTGGTGGATCAGCAGCATTGTTGGTTGCGTCCGGAGCCTTAGCTGTTCTTGCGCCGGTACTCAGTATTTTGGGAGCGTTATCGTGGGAAGCGATTGCGAAAGGACTTATTTCTATTGCCGGAGCATTCACAATTATCGGCGTAGCAGGCGCGGTACTTACACCATTGGTTCCGACTATTCTGGCATTATCGGGAGCGTTTGCATTGATTGGTGTTGGGGTTCTTACAATCGGAGCGGGTTTACTTGCAGCTGGCACAG